CAACGATGGCCTCTACAGTATCTTCATTGATTATACGGAACTCACGACCATGAATAACCAAACGGCTACCAGAATGTGGGCGAACTAAAACAAAATCCCCAACTTTACACCACGGACCGTTAGGGTATCGTGCTGTATCCATGTAACAATCAGGACCTAAAGCAACAACAAATAATACTGTAGTTAATGCTTCTTCTGTACTCATTGTTACATCAGCTTTTGCTAAACCGCTATCATATTCTTTTTCCGTTTCTGGAATTGCACAAAGAATGCGGTATCCTGATGGTTTAGGCAGTTGCGATGCTTTATCTTCATCAGTGGCGTTAAACTTATATACGCCTGCTACTTGAGGGTTATCGGGGTTTGTGCCGATAAGGATTTCACTCATCAAATTTCTCCAATCGTTGTTTAAGGTCTAAGGTATATCCCCTTGCCGTGAGCAGACCCTTAATCTCACCACAAATTCTTTTGTACTCCTCGAAGGTTTCGGCCCTTCCAGAACTTACAGCTTCTTGTAGCTGTTGTACCTTGTCATCTATTTGTTCTACTAATATATCTGCTATGTCCATAACTATTTACCTTTTGTCGGTGTAATCTTCTTAGCTAATGCTGCATGTACGTTTTTACTTATTAATTGCTCTGTTGCTTGGTCCTTCTGGTGGCTATGAGTAGCACTTTGTTGACCGTTTGAATGGCTTTGCTCGGACATATGCTTAAGAACATCAACCCCCGTAGTTATTAGGTTTTGTTTTCTTGTTGCACTCATTTGAGCTGCTGATTTAAGTAAGTCATTCTTTTGTTGAGCTGCCGCAGTTTGAGCTTGTGTTTCAATACGCTTTTGCTCTAGTTGTAACCGTTGCATATCTAACTGATTATCTGCTTGGTCTTTAGCTGCTTTACGTTGTTGCTCTTGCTGTTTAAGTTGTAGCTCTTGCTGTTGCATCTGAATGATAGGGTCTTGAGCTTGTTGCTGAGCTTGTTTTTGCTGAGCTTCTCCTTGGTTCTGTTGTAGCAAGCGTTGTGCTGCTTGGGCTAACATTGGAGCTAAACGAGCTTCTACTTGAGGGTCCATAGGGATTGGGTCGCCTGCCTCATCATTCTGGGGAGGTAACTCCATACCTAGTTGTTTCTCTATCTGTATACGATACTCAAAGCCTAAATGCTCATTAACGTGTGCCATCATCGCTGATTGCATTTGTGGAGCCATAGGATTATTTTGCAGTAACGCCATAATTTTAGGGTCTTGCATTGCTGACATATGTACTGCTATATGAGATTCATGGTCCTGATATTGGAATGCTTTAACAGGCTTCATTATTAATACACTTTGATTTTCTGAAATTGGGTCCATTGGTTTTTGGTCCTCATTCATAGGAATCAGCTTACCTGCGTTCTTTATACCCAAGACCTCTAGCATGTCACGATGTAACAAAGGTAAGTTATATAACTGTGGAGCGCCCTGTGCTAATTGGATTACTGCTTGATACTGCACAATCTTCTGTGCCATTGTTGAAGCATTAGGGTCTGATACAGGTATAACTTCGACGTTAGTATAGTCTGACTGCTTAGCACGACGTGAACCTTCCTCTGGCTCGTAGTCATAGTCTGCTGGAGTATAAGCTGCAATGATTTTCTTAAGTAAGCCTAACTCTTGTTTCATTGAGTAATGCACACGAGCTTGAACTGCACTCATTACCTTCAGGGTACGCTCAAGGATTGCTAGCGTGGTGCCTACGGGCGCGTTTGCTGACATGTCTGATAACTGTAGGTCAGCTGTGTTTGCGAAGCGTCTACCCTCATCTACGATTTGGCCTAGTAGCCCCATAAGAACCTGTGAAGGCTCTTTATATGGTAGAGGCATGATGTTGTCACGCATTGAACCCGATGGTACGTCTACATCACGGAACTCGCCCGGAGCTATTGGTGTGTCATCGCCCTTAACTCTAAGACCGCGCGTTTTAAAGCCACCGGGAAGATTGGACAGCGTTCCAGCATCCACCAACTGACGGATGAGAGAAGTGCCAGACTTAGCAAAAGCACCAACCAAATGGATAAGACCAAAATAGTAAAAGCCAAAACCGGGAACGTAACCATAATGTACAAAGTGCTGACGTTTTTGCTTGGTTTCATCTTCAGGGTCCCAGTTACGACGGATAGCTAAGACTGTATTAGTACCCTTCTCGATTGTAATAATGTATGGAAGTGCAATACCTGTAGGGTTTCCATCCTCATCTTCATGCTCATAACCCGGTAAATCGTAGTCTACATGCATTTCAAGGAGCTTATAGCGGTCATCAGATGACGCACGGAAGCCCATTTTCTCAGCGATTTTCTTCTCAATCTCGTCAATTACATCTGCTGGAGCACCTAATTCTACATCTGCATAGAAGCCTGCTACCTGTAAACGACGTAATTCATTCTCAGTCTTACGCATTACGTGGGTTACACGCTCTGCAGACTCCAGATTACTTGCACCATAAGGTACTACTATATCTTCTGCGGGTACAAATAGGGATACCTGACGGTCCATATGAGGGTCAAAATACACTTTCTTGAACGCATTACCACTTAAACCTAGGCCCCATAACATACGCTCATGCTCAGGACGGTATTCTTTCATTACATCGGTAAGTTGGTAGTTCATGTCGTCTTGCACACGAATAGCCGCTTCTTTCTTGGCTTGTGTTTCTTTACCTATAATCTGTGTCTTTACTGGACCCGCTGCTGGGAACATCGACATCATTGTTTCTGCTTGGAATTTAACTAGCGCTTCACTTAATAGTGGGTGGTACACACCACATGCACCTTCCCAAGGCTCTGAACGCTCTTCAATCTTCATACCTAGTAGTTCTAAGCCATCTACGTAGGTTTGTATCCAATCTTTACGTGAAGTACAGTCGTCCTCAAAGTCAGCAGTTAGCTCAGATGCTATCGAAGTTAGTGTTGCATCGTCTAAATCTTCTGCTAAGTTCTTATTAAACTCATCTTCATCAATAGCTGGCTCAATATCAATTGACAAATCACCCATACCAATATGAACTGATTCTGGGTCCTCAATCTCAATCTCAATAGCATCAGTATTTTGTTGGTCCTGTGTAATCCCTTGTGGTGCTTGGTATAGTGCTTTATCAATTGCCATAATTTATCCTTAGTAATACGATGCTTTACGTCTGCCTTTTAACTTCATACTGTCCTCACTGTCATCATAATCCGAAGGAAGTGATATAAAACCCCCCTTACGAAAGCGTAACAGCGCTTGTGTCATTGAATCGACCAAGTCATCGTGTTCGCCTGATGGAAATGAAGCCACCTCTTCAACTAATTCCTCTGCCCATCGTGTCTGAGGTACCCAAACAAGCCCTGAAGCAAATATATCCGCCACAGCATTTATCCGAGCTATCTTATCATTGCCTCTAGATGGTACAAATTCTTGTACTGGGATGCCCATAGCACGTAATTCAAAGATTAGCGGCGCTCCAGAAGCTTTCGCTTCTACTATTAGAGCATCAGGGTCCCATTCTTTGTACTCATTATATGCTTTTAATTTGAGTTCAGGAAACTCCATACGCTTTTTAATTACATTTAGCAAGATAATATTAGCCTGTTGTGCTCCAGTATCGTCATCTTTGTAGAAAACTCCCCATGTAGTACACGCAGAATAGTCGGCTCGTTCGCTTTTTAGGAACGCCGTGTCCCACGATTGGATAATAAACTCACAATGTGGAGGTCCATCAGCTTCCCATTCCTTCCACCACTCCCGTTTTATGATTGCAGATACCTCTGATGTCGGGTTCTGCATGTACTGAGCCATCCATTTACCTGATGGAAGCTCTTCACGTAAGGCAACTAGCTCTTCTTTACTCCAAAACTCAGGCCAAAGTGGTTTATCCCCATCAAATAGTGCCGGAAACTCAATAACTTCCCATTCTTCGCCACTTCTTTGTATTGATGACTTAATTACCTGACCTGTCAAGTCCTTTTTACTCCATCTTGTCATCACTATGATGATGGCTCCGCCCGGTTGTAGCCGTTGACGAGGACCTGATGTATACCATTCGTACGTTTTGTCGTATATATCAGAGTTAGTTTCTGCTAATGTAGCCTCTTGCTCTGAGTGCGGGTCATCAATAATGAGGATATCAGCACCTTTACCTGTAACTGCACCGCCTACACCAATCGCAAAGTAGTCACCTCCGTGGTTTGTAGCCCAACGACCCGCTGCCTTACTATCCGTTTGTAGTCCTACACCCGGAAATATGTTCTTATATACGTCTGAGTCGACCAAGTTACGCACTTTACGACCAAACCCTACCGCTAGCTCCGCAGTATGTGATGTCTGAATGACTTTTTTACCCGGATACTTGCCTAAAAACCAAGCAGGTAGTAAGTAAGAAGCAAACTCAGACTTAGTATGTCTAGGCGGCATATTAATAATAAGCCGTTTGCAGCTTCCACTAGCCACTCTCTCGAATGCATCTGCCATGATGCCATGATGTCGTCCTCCAATAAACGCAGGCCACACTTTCTTAGTGAACGCCATGAACTTAACCTGCGCTAACTCCTTATTCTTCAATATCTCTAGTGCTTCAAGGTCCTCAAGCAGACGAGCCTGCTCTGGCTCTGACAATAAGTGCAGAATCTTAGGTATATCTTGTAGCGATGTGCTCGCTAATAGGTCCTCAAGTGGCATCTACCACCTTTTCCGGTTCTACAAACTCAACGTCAATTGTTTTCATCTTCTTAACTGCAATGCCAAGCTCATCATCCAAGTGGTCAGGAGTTATTGGGCTAACGTCTACATATTCAGCATTCAATAGGCGTTTTACACGCTCCTTAATAGCTTCTTCTAGGTCTGATGATGTCTTGTAGCTGACTGTAACCTCGCTACGCTCCGTAAATAAGGCAATATCTGAGTGCTTACCTAGTAACTCAATAGCTTTTAGCTCGAACCGAGGGTCCCCGCAGTTGGCAAGCTCCATTAACTTGTTAGTAAGTGCAGCCCTAACGTCGTTCATCTCTACTGCGAGTCGTGCACTATATACTCGGAGGAACTCTTTGGCAGCGAATGCAACCATTGGTGTGTTTATTGTCTTGCTATCCTGCGTTTTGATTGCCTCTTTAATAGTACTAGCAGCTTTCTGTGCATCTTCAGGATTAAATTCAAGTGATGGACCTAGTTGTTCTAAGAAATCATGGGTGTTGGCAGCGATAGCTAGGGACTCCGCGAACGTTGTAGGTTCTACGTCGTTAGTATCGTATGGAATAGAATGCTCTTTTGTCGGCTCTATATTTATGGTCATGTGAACAATGTTTGTGTCGTTCTTAATTTCAGCACCTTAACATAGTGAAACACTTAATGCAAACTACTACTTCCAATTGCTAATCAATAGCTTTAACTCCTCAAGTGTTGCATCTCCTTTTAATGTATTTGCTCTAAATGATAATATTTGTATATTTCCTTCTACATACCCTTTACTTGGGTCTATCCTATCTAGTGATGCATAATTATGGGGAGCATTTTTATTCATACAGTTTTTATACGTTAGCTCTATTTTTAATAGTGGGCAGTGAGTTACATGTAACGCTTTATATACTTCATATGGTATTGCCTGTCTTTCTTTATTTTTTCTTCTAGACCTAGCTATCCAAAATTCAAAATCAGTTACTGGTTTAGGGCTATGTTTTCGTTTAGGTATATAGGGTATTATTTTATGTTTAAATTCCTTATTTATCTTTACATATTGCCTAGGTCGTCCTAGCGGTACAGGGCCTCTGGCTATTCGTTTTTGTTTTGCAGCTTTACCTTTAGCCTTATTTCTGCATGCTATACATTCATAATTTCGCACATAACGTTCAACCCCTTTACATTTTGTGCAAGGTCTACCGGTATAGCGATTATTTCCAGCTAGCTTAGCTTCTTTAAGATTCATACTACCCCCTACTAATTAATATTAAATTGTAGTATATACTTTATTTTTTAAAATACAAGGGGGGTTGTTTAATTTTTTGTAAAAATATTTAGTAGGTCTGTAATACAAAAAGGTATGGGGGGTCTTTCTGTGAAAAAGTGAAATCTAATGTGCAAATCATTGATTACAGGCTGGACATCACTACTGGGGCTTAATTAGGGGCGTGGGGGGTTCGTGATGCCTGTATCCTAACATTGTTAGGCATACCCAATGAGCCACAAAATAAATGACTAAAGCCTATTGTATTGTGTATCACAGTTTGCTATACTGTATTCAAGTTGATAGCGAAGCGCTTTGCCTAGCCAATGAGTTGATTAAAAGGATTTGATATCATGAAAAAAACATTAGTAGTTGCAACTGTTACAACTGAAGTAAATGACAACCTAACCATTGCGCGTACTGCAGTAG